CCTTGACGGAAGGTTTTGAAAATTGACCTTATCCGACCCTGCCCAACGACCCGTATGCGCCCCATAGTATTTGAGGGGAATTGGTAGGCGACCTTTGTTACGCGCTCCCACGTCAATGAATCGTTCAATTCTGCTCTCCTCAATAGTTGATTTTGTTCCCAGTCGCACGGCAGCAAGTTGTTGGATGATTGGGTCTTCGTGTTCAGTTAGTGCTATGAACCCTTCGTCATTTTTTGCCAGCGCAAAGGTCTGCTTGCCAGTTGTCTTGCTCTCCTTCATCGGTGGCTCGACTCCAAACTCCTTTAGCACGGCAGCGAATTGTTTATTACTAGCTAACTTTTTGCGTACTTGCTCTTCGTTCTCACATTGCAAGGTAGCTTTTAGTGTCCCTAATAACTGTAATTTCTCATGCTTAAGTTCCTCTAGTCGGTCATTGAGTAGCGCATCGTCAACCTCTAGAATTGGATTGATAAACATTTTTAAAGTCATATCTATCAAAAGCAATTCATCAGGTGGGAACGCACTCGACAATACTTGGAAGAGCTTAAAAGTTAACTCCACGTCGTTAATGCAGTATGAACCGTAGGCTGTGAGTTCGGCTGAAGTGAAACCAGTTATTTGCTTACCTTCTGCCAACACAACCTCGTGACCCTTGACCCCTAGCTTATAACGCTCGGCAAGATAGGATAAAGAACCCCCGACATCTACCCCATTCGTAGCCCGACCCATGCACAATGTATCAAGATAAAAAGATGGCTTGATACCAAACTTCCACGCAAGAATAGAGCCGTCAAATAAAGTATTGTGGCAAAGCAAAGCAGAATCTTTCCACGGGAGTGTGGAAAGGTATTTTTGGATGTCGAGGTGTGAACCAGAAAACCATTCAGTCACACCTTCACCTACCTTGACACCAACACCGATTACTTCAAAGCGCTTGTCTCTGATGTATTCCTCAGTCGTCTGATGCTTAAAACCAAGCTTGATCTTGGAGTCGTAGTAGGTTTCAAAGTCTAGGGTAATTAGATTCATTTAGTGGGGGGTATAGTTATTGTTGGTGATGTCCATGCGCCACCGCTAGTGGTAAGAGTGACTGAACCTGATACTGCACCAGTATTTAATACTTCCCTGTCTTCTCTTTCTTCACCAATTAACTTGCCCATCACCTTCTGTGTGAACTCTTCTTGACGACACTTAGCTATGCCTTCTTCTAGCAACTTATACTCGGCTGGGTCTAGTGAACGCTCAAAGTCCATGATGAGATTGTTCCATCGGCTACCATGATTAAAGAACTCTTCGGGGTGAGTCTTCATTCTCTCTAATAATATTGCTACTCCGCCGTTCATTTGTATGTTACTCCTCTACCTTCACGTTTAATTTGCGCACGACCAAGTGTTGTCTCTCTAGCAAATCTTGAGGGTGAATCTTCTTCTTCCTCTTCTTGAGGTGGTACTAGGGTTGCAAGCACTCTCTGATTAAATTCTTCTTGACGAATCTTCTTTAACTTGTCAAAGATCATGCCTTTCTCGGTCTCGTTCATTGAGTCTCGAAAGTAATCTTGGTAAATAAACTTCCACTTGTCCTCGCCCATCCAAAACTCTTCGGGATGTGAGTCCATCCTTGCCAACACTATGCCAACACCACCACCGCAAATAGCATCTTCACTCATTTACTTCTCCTTAAATAACGTCTTGTATAGTTACAAAAAAGGGAGCAAGGCATAGCCTAAACTCCCTCGGGTTTACTTCTTACTTAGTTTGCCAACTTCACGATTGAGATACCATTGGGCTTTCTTCAAATCTTCTAACTTGTTCCCCTTATGGTCTGCACGAGTAATGTACTTCACCACATTACCGAGGTTATAGTTAAGAGACTTTGCTTCGATGAAATCAATCGTCTCGATCCCGCCTGTCTTGTAGTGGGGTGGATGGTTGACGTTATCTGTTAGTGCTTTTATTAAGCGCACTTGTCCGCCACGAATCTCTGTAAGATTCATTTGGTTTTTCTTAGTTGGTCTTCCACGCTTGGGTGAATCACTAAATAGCGCCAAAGACATCTGACCATTAGGCACGTTAGTGCTAGGTTTAGATTGCGCTACTTTCTTTGATTTATGAATTATCTGATACACACTATTGGGTGTAACACCAATCGCCTTTGCTACTTCACTTGCCTTTGCATTAGGATTGTTCTTAACATAAGCCAATACCTTTGCGGTCTTAGTTAACTTCTTCATCTTTACTTCTCCTTTTTGGTTTTACTGCGGTTATCCCTATATCGGGGGTTTTACTTCTTGCTTCAATCATGGCATCTGCCTGTGCGTATGCTAGTCTTGCGATCTCGTCTACTAATACCTTTTTTTCTGTGTAAGCAATTGAACTTAAGCTACCATCCATAACTATTCCCGCCATAGCAAACATCGCAAAACAATCTCTTAGGTCTTGTTCATTCATTGGTTAAGTCTCGATTCTTTTTAAATAAGTAATCTGTTCGGTACTCGGATGGTGGAACAAAACCATGTCGCTTAAAAGTCTTCATCACGTCAGCGCCTTTAGTCCAAACAAACTTAGAATCTTTATCGGTTAGTTTTGGTTTGACTTCTTTCTTGGGTGGTTCTACTACCTGATACCTACGCAAAACGGATGCCAGTTTCATGATCTTCTCCCTGTTACTAGACTTGGTATTGAACGGAACTCATCAATGCGGTGTTGCATCGGATGAGGTGCTGGTTTGTATGGCTTTAAATCATCAAAAGTTAAATACTTTTTCTTACTTGCTTTCATTTCTCTTGTGCCTTTCTCATTTCAAATTCTTTATTCCATACTGTTGTTTTGCCGTCTGACCATCCATATTGTGTAAATAAAACAGGCATAAAGTAATCAGGATGATTTACCCATTGACTTTTACTAACAAGGCGTGGCTTTTCAAGTTCTAATATTTCTAATCTCATATATCTTTGCACTCTATTATCAAAGCTATACACATCACAGCAATTATCAAAGCCAAAAAACGAATTGCGATAATTAAATAATCAGCCATTCTCTTGTGCCTTTCTTAGTTTTCGCCAGACAATTCAAGTTGTAAGTTGCCTACCAAACCTTCCCCATCAACTATGTTATGGGTGCAGTTTTCAAAGGCTTCATACAACTTGTCACGCAACTTCAGTATTTCTTGCTGGTTGTAGGTAGCTATTTGGCAAGTAAGTTTCAATTCAATTTCCTTGGCTTTCATTTCTCTTGTGCCTTTCTTAGTATTGCTCTAGCAAAGTCAATTTGGTAGTAGTGGTAGTTCTTGTAGTCCTTGAATATTTCTTTGGAAATTGCAGTTATTTCTTCATCTGTTAGTTCTTTTACTGGATGGGTGTAGAGTGGAATTACACTTTTCCATGAATCATCAGGCTTTGCTAATCCTTTGCCGTTTACTAAAAAATACCTATCCTCATCATCTTCTACCATCCACGCTACTGGTTCACTGTTCATCAGCATCTCCCATCTTCGTCACTAAATAGTTTCACCATAGTCGCATCAGTATTATTCTCATCAACGACAACTGCGATTCCACCACCCTGTGTAATCCTATTCATGTGTTCAGCCTGTAATGCCGTAGGCTTATTGCCACCAGCCTTACACTCTATCGCTATGAACTTTCCTTTATAGCACACAAGAATATCGGGAACACCACTCGCACCATACCCAGCAGTAAACGGCATAGTGAAATAAATATCATTTAACTTTAAAAACTTCTTAACCTTATCTTTAACTTTCGCTTCGGGGGTTGATGCCATTAGCTTTCTCCTCTTAGTTTCATTAGTGATGGATACGGCAGTACAATCACAAACCAACTGTCGCTTGATCGCCAGCCCACCTCTTGCATATCCTCATCTTGGCAAGTGGATAACAATTCTATCTCCCTTACTTCATGGTCTTGCAAGATTTGTTTATGCCTTGCAAGGATCATCGCCATCTTAGATTTGATTTCATCAGGCAAAGTGTTTTCATCAAACTCTCTGGTAAATCCATCAGCAACATACAAGGTGTAATGGTTTCCTACACGACGTAGTGGCACACGATACAAGTCCCAGTTATATTGATGCACGACTGGACTTAGATTGTTGAGCATGGTGTGAGCATCCATGTCAGGTTATATTCATCTACACGAGTATAGGTAGCATTGATTACATCGAGGTCATTTAGGTATCCACTAGACTGTGGAATGTAATTTGCGTAAAACTTCTCTACGTTTTTACCTTCGTGGTATACTTTGTGCATCAGCATGATGGGTTGTAGATGTTCGTGATTAGATAAATCTTTCACACGCACAAAGGGTTTGACTACCTCAAACATATGACTATCTTTGTCTACCATCTTCACTCGCTTAACTGTGCCAATAACTAAATGATTCAAACTATCTGCGCCTATCGCATAGAACTCTGTAAAGAATCTTTCAATATCTTTTTCTTTCTCTTCCTTGATTCTATCTATCTGATCTAATTTGTCAAGTTCTTTTTTACATTTTTCTAGGTCTAATGTATTAGGAGTTTCCCTAATAACTGCTCGCAATAAATCATGTATGTCTTCGACATCTAGCTTATTATTTTTATAAGTGTTGCCATGATGAGATTCAAGCTGGCTCTTGCCGATCTCAAAATTATTCGTATGACTTCTACGCATGATTTCATCAATAGGTGGAACAACATCCTGCCTTTTTAGAGTAGCCATCAGCGTTGAGAGTTTCTTACTATGGATAGTCTCTCGGTCTGCGGTGTCTGATCCACGATCCTTACGATAGAATGGACTACGATAGTTATACACATCATGCCCATCTTCCTTATCTATCCACACCTTTGCTACTACAAACGCACCAGTAGATTCGGTGAGTAAGAACGTATCATATTGACGACGCATAAGCGGATGAGGTTCTTCTTTAGTTAATACCTTGAGACCATACTTAAAGTTTAGTTCTTGTATGAGTCTCTTACATGGTGAGTTCTCGATTGATTCACTGAGCTGTTCAGTAGCGAATCCTTCTACTATGTATTTCATTTGCTTTCTCCTTAGTATTGTTCGACTTCTTTGCCATCAACATAAACTTCCACACCCCACTCGCTAGGTGGGTAATACTTACCAGCCTCATGCTCTATGGGTTTCATGACTGTCGGGTTCTTGCTATACAACTCTTTGTTTAGCTTGCGTTTGAGATTACTGAACAGAACGTCTAGCTGATGCTCTCTAGCGTAGTAGTTACCTTTGCTAGGGTTTGCATTACCTCTCGCATTGGCATACATATTCTTAATATCATAGGCGAGAAGAAAGCACACGCAGCTATCTAACGGCGCATCATTCAAGGACTTGTTAGCAAACTCTAATAGACGACACTTATCTTCGTTAGCCATATACCAATTCTTATCGTAGTCAATCCCCATCTGACTGCTGACATCAAGCACAGTATCCATAAAGGATTTCCACTCCATCGCTTTGAACATCGTCTCATTGATGGTATAAAAATCTTCGTATTGCTTAAGAAATTCATTGGCATCTTTGCGACTGACACGACGACCTGTCAACGTATACTCGCTACTCTCATGCACTTTCATATCATCGCAATAAACTCTCATACCTTTGAAGATTGGATGGAACAGAGGATCAGAGTAGTTCTGCCTATATACCATTCCACCATGTCGTGAACTCCTAAAGAACGTGCCAAGACTCCATTGACTAAGTAGCATATTCTCGCCTTGCCCGTAACCATTACCAGTAAACTCAAAGGTATTGTCCGAACGCACAATGCCCATCTCTCTAGGTATAGGTGTATAGCTGACATAGCGAGTAGATTCATCGGTGTCCCACTCTCTACAATGGATTGCGCCTTTGTTTGCTTCATACTCTTCCTTTGTGTGATGGTGTTCTTTATGACTATGACCATAGGTGATGACATATACCTTCTCGCCATTCCTTTCTTCTAAGTAAAAACACTTTGTATTATGAGTTCTCTTGCCGATAGGAAAACGATTAGTAGTTCCACGATAAGGTTTCTGAGTCTTAGTGATCTCAGTTAGTCTATTCCATTCCAATGCTCTCATTTGCTTCTCCTTTAAAATGTTCATCAAGTTCTTCTAATACTTTGCGCCACATACTTACAATCATTTCATCGCCCTCATACTGATCTATTCTCTGTAATGCGTAGGTATACGCACCTTTACCATGATGTTCGATCAAGTCTTGCACGAGTTCATGTCTTATTCGTGATGCACCGCCATCTCCCCTACCCATCATTCGTCTCCAAACATGACTTTCTTACCGCATGGAATGTCCAAGTCTTTGTTCTGAGTAATCATCCACAGGGTTGGTGGAACGATATTCCACTCGATGTCGCTTTCCACATAGCCATCAGTAAACACGATGACCGCTTCTGCGTTAATTTTCTTCTCATTGATATACTTGCTAACACACCCCACATGAGTACCACCACCGCCTAATGGTTTTAGTAGCGATGCAATAGACTGATACTGGTCGGACTTGAACAACTGCTCACCATGCACGTCGGTATCCCACCACAGAACACGCACCGCATCAGGCGACACAAGATCGCAAATGGATGCCAGTTCCGTAGCAAACTCGGTAAGTTCTTTACCACCAATCGAACCCGACGTATCAATAGCAACGACCACCTCGCCGATAGTTTCGTTCTCCATGCTTGGCATATAAATATCATTCGCCATCTGACGCTTATTCATTCTGCGCCATGTGAACTCATCCTTGCCTTTCATAGTAGATGACACAAACTCACGCAACGCTTCTCGCCAATCTATCTTGGGTTCAAGCAGATCGCTGATTGATCTAGGAATCTTCCCACCCATGCGACCAGCTAACATACCGCCCTCACGCAAGGCTCGGTCAATTTTGTCGTTCAACTCTTTGACCTCTTCGGCGCTCATGTTCTCCCAGTCGTGTTCGTCAAAGCCATCACCGCCCATGTCGTATTCCTTACCATTGGCAGTAATCTTTCCATCACCCTTATCTTGCTTTCCACTAGATGATGGACTGCTATCTGAGTCTTCTTCCTGACCACCATTACTAGACCCCCCTGACTGTGGTTTCTGACGTTGAGGATTCTCCTTACGGATATAGTTATAGACCTCACGCATATTCCAGTTATGAAAGAACGGATCGTATAGCGCACCATCAGGCAACTCCACCAACTGCTCGTTGCCACCAGCCACCTTTCCTGTAATATTCTTTATGATGTCGTTCACCACAAAGTCCGCCGCCATGTTTGCGATCTTGGCATCTTCCTTCCACATATCCTTACCACGAGGGATTTGTTTCAATGCTACATGAAGATTCTCATGTAACACCAGACCTCTAAGCTTGGGTTCGCTTATGATAGTTTCTAGGAATGGGCGAGAGTAACGCTTGTTTACACCATCGGTGTATGCCGTAAAAAGATTATCACTCACCTCACTCTTACCCATCAACATCACGCCCGAATAGAGCGCAGTCTCGTGGTGTTTCATGAGCGCAATATGCGCTTTCTTTAAGCGGACTTCCTGTTTGTTTTTGACTTGCATCATTCTTCTCCATTCATTTTGATAGCTATAAAATCTTCACCACATACAATCTTTGCGTTGCCATCATGCACTTGCTTTAGTTTGTATAAGGTATGCCGTTTAAAATGCTCTGCTTCGTGCCTAGTGATTACATACAGAATAGTCATCACTGATGCCCACACGATTAAGAACGCTTCGCTATAACTTATTTCCATTTCCATCACCTCGTGGATAGTTAATTAAAACAACTCATGGTTATTCTTAGCCCACTCTGCAATCTGCAGATTGTTGCGAGCCAACTTGATTGCCTTTGTATTGCGCATCATCATAGTAAAGAACACCGCTTGCACCTCTGAACTAGGAATCTTATTAACGAATGTCATGAACTTCGTTAGCTCATCCTGTGTCTCTAGCACGTCTACCGCTTGGAACATAATCATTAACTGCGCTGAGATTTCTTCGGGAACTTTAATGCTATCTGGAGACTTCACGATGTCCTTCACATCGACTAGAGTTTTCTCCAACGATAGGAACGCTGACATATCACCAGCACCGCTTGCACCGATAGTGCCAGCCAATGCGACCATCGTTGCGTTATCGCCTAAGTAATCTCTATTCTTAACGATCACATCGCACTTCGCAAGAGAACGAGGAGAGCAGAATGACAGGGCAGTCTTCTTAGGATTGAACACATACGGATTGTCATCTTGGTTGCCATCTCTGTAACTTGCCAATGTCCGAGGGAACATCGCAACGAAAGCACGAACAACACGAGAGATACCATTAGCTGATGACCACTCTAACCATTCATTAACTGTTGGCTTACTCATCTCCATGATGCACACACGATTACCAGCATGAGCAAGCATTGTGTCGCCTACCCCATCGCTTGCATTGTTTGATGTCCCGAAAACTATTGATCCACGAGGTAGTGGTTCGTCGCCTACCATTCTTTCCAACATCAGACGGGTGAAGATAACTTGCAATAGCTTGGGAGACTTCATGAACTCGTCAAGCAAGATGACCTTTGGCTTAGGAGAGTCAAGCTTGAAGAGAGATGAGACATAGTATTCCAACGACTTGGTTGCATGGTTTGGAATAGTCATACCAATGTCCGACATATCCTT